AGAAATGATTATCGGACAAAAGATCCCAGGGGTCCGGCCAATCGGCCATGTCGTCCCAGTGGAGGTAATAAGGAACCCATGGGCACTGTTGCCACCAATCATTTACCGCCAATAGGCATTGATCTAAGTCATTGTTGAGGTTGGCCTCTCTCAGTTGATACCAAGAAGCCAATCGGTCTTCATACCGGTTGGGCCACACAGTTATCCTAGAGTGCTAACAGCGTATCGGAAACGGCCATTGGCCGTGATGGTGTAAGAGACTTCGATGTCAGAACCTACCTGGCTCACAGAAAGCGTGAGTCCGACAGGACCATTTTCAGTATAGTCATCAGTGAAAGACACAGGAAAAGTAGAACTGTCATCTATGTCTTCAGATACAATGACCAACGTGCCATAACGGACCTGCGTGGTCAATAGATCTTTGAAATTGTATCGCACTTCAAATGCTGAACCCAGCGCGGCGGGCAATGTCAGCAAGGTTCCACTGCCAACAGTTTTGTCTACCAGCACACCAGCTTCTTGCACCAAGGTGCCGAATCGATATCGCTCGCCGGCTTCCATGGCAAAAACTTTTTTGTTGTCGATATTGATGCGTGCTTTTAATTCATCTGCTGAAGAATCACGCTCAAACATATCGCCAAAACTTACATTGTTGTCTGTGTCAATCAGTATGATGTTGAAATTGTCAGCGGCAGGAAAGGCGCCGCCACGGAATTTGGTGGCCACGTCCAGGAACATGTTGAATCCTGACATGTTGTTTTGCGCACCATCGATCTCGATGCCTTCGGCATAGATAGTGTCGAACAAGTTTTGTGTGATGCGAAAACCCTGCGGTCCCACATAGCCCGCGGTTCCAGCACCAGTTCCTGTCAACAGCACACCCTGATACAGCGTGTTAAATTTGCTGTCAGTGACCGTGATACCAGAGATATCAGCATCGCTGGATAAACCATAGGTCAGTCCTGAAAATTCGCAGGCCGTGAACGAAATGTTCTCAGTGGGATAAGTGGTAGTAGATCCGAATGTGGCGCCCGCGATGTTGTCTATGTCGCTGTCTAGATCGGCCTGCACCAAAGGTCCGATAAACGCTACATCCTGGAACAACACATTGGTAGCTTCCTGGATTGACACTATGTTTAGTGTTTCCGCGGACTGGAAGCCCATGTCATAGATTTCTATGTTGGTAGGTGCAGTGGCGTTGTTGTTGCCGATGTTAGGATAGACCTGTTGTAGACTGTCTGCGGTCTGGGCCACATAGGTAGCAGTCAGCGTGCTGTCACCAGTGGTGTCTAAGAATATGACCGAACTGCGTGCACCTTCGCCGTATAGTTTACAGAACGGAGGGATCTTTATGGTGGAGGTCACACGATACACACCAGCAGGGAAGAATATGCTACGTCTCACCTGTGGATTCTGTTCGCGGCAGAACATCTGGAACAGGGCACGGTTGATAGCATCAGTATCGTCAGTGTCTCCATCACCCGTGGCACCAAAATCTTTGATCGACGCCATGTCGTCCAGTTTGGATTGCAGAGTGCGCTCGATGGGATCACCCGGTGTGGGGCCGGTCTGCACAGTATAACCGCCGGCTTCACCTTTGTAGGTGTAGGCACCGGCTATGGCAAAAATATCCGAATACTGTGTGAGTATTTCAGTGTTGCCAATGGCAGGAGCACCTTCTTGTATGGTGCCATTGCCGATGAACAATCTGCGCTGGTCAATGACCCAGCCAAATTCTGCGCCCGCTAGTTGCGGTAGATTTTCACTGAGACCTTTGCGTTGCGTGATACGCGATATCTGAACTATTGCCATTCCACTCTCCGATTACCTATTTATGCGGTCAAGTAATAGAGCTCCAGGCGCCGCCACCACTGCTGTTCCCAATAGTCAAAATCCGCCTCTTCCAGCACGAATTCCTGATATTCTGGTGGTTTTGTGATAGTAAACTGCGTGTCTATTTCAGGTTTAACACACATCAGCACCACGCCCTTGCGTATGCGGGTGCCATGCACTTCGTTGTGGGCCAGGGCATAGGCCACCAGTTGTAGGAAGTAATCTTCGATCCACTCCCGGCGCTTGGGTCGGTTGGTTTGTTTGTAATCTAGGATGCTTTGGCTGCCAAGATGGATTCCAGCACCGTCCGAAGTTCCTGCATAGAGATTGGGAAAGTAAAGCGGTATTTCCACACCCCAAAATTCTTCAACATTTTTAAGGCCTTGTTCGATCACTGTCATGGCCATGGCATGGCTGCTCCAGGCATAGGGATTGGTGCCTGCTGGTTTTATTTCACCGGTCTTGACATAGTGTTCGAGGTATGTGTGCATACGGGTTCCGCGATTGGCGGCTTCCGTGGTAATCTGCTGTGCTTGGGCCTCGCCCACACGCTTTTTCCAATTGGCCAAGGCCTGCTTTTTTTCTTCGGGCTTGGTACGGTCAAGTATGGTGGTAACTGATGGTAACTTTTTACCATCGGGAGTTAGATACAGTCGGCGCCCATCTTCGCTGGTGCGATTCAATGGCTCGTAGTTAAATTTTTGAATATACAATATTAGACTCGGAAACTTTCTCCGCAACCACAGCGGTCGCGTTCATTGGGGTTGATGAAATCAAATCCTTCGTTAAGACCTTTTTTGACCCAGGCCATGGTCATACCTTCGAGATAGGGCCGATGTTTTGGATCCACGTATATGCGCACACCGTTGATGTCATAGTGTGCCACGCAGTGCTCTCGACCTTGATCTGTATCCACGTATTCCAGAGTATAGGCCAAGCCCGAACAGCCCGTGGTGCGCACACCGATCTTGATGCCAAGACCTCGACCACGCCGGGCGATGTTTTCCTTCACGCGGCAGGCCGCTTCGTCAGTGACTGTTATCATGTTTTTTGCGATAGTCTTCTATGGCCGCTTTGATGGCATCTTCAGCCAGGATCGAACAATGGATCTTGACCGGGGGCAATGCTAGTTCTTCTGCTATTTCACTGTTTTTGATTGTTCCTGCTTGGTCAAGGGTTTTTCCTTTGACCCACTCTGTGACAAGGCTCGAGCTCGCGATGGCCGAGCCGCAGCCATACGTTTTAAATTTCGCATCTGTAATAATACCTGTATCATCGTCCACCTTGATCTGTAATTTCATTACATCCCCGCAAGCAGGTGCCCCAACCATACCAGTGCCAACGGTAGGATCAGACTTATCAAGAGCACCAACATTACGGGGGTTTTCATAGTGATCAATGACCTTTTCTGAATAAGCCATATCTACCTCCTATGTTAGTATACAGCGTTATTTACTTGATGTCAATGGCCCGCTTGGCCATTTGGTTGACTTTTTTTCGGGCTTGATCCACTGACATGGTTTCGCCATCTGGTGTGATAGTTTGGGAACCTTTCCAGATGATGTCATCACCCTGGATATTGGCGATGATATTGTTGAGTGGTGGTTGTGTGGACAAGGTCATCAAGCGTTCCCGATCCATGTTGATACCATTTTCTCTGGCTAGATCTATAAAGGCATCCACATTGTAAGGTTTGACTGCGGCTGTGTCCTGGGCTCGTTTGAGCAAAAACTGGCCTATGGCGGCCAGTCTCTGCACTGAGGGATCCTGGAACTCTCGGATCAACATGTTATCTGCGCTCGCGGCCTAATGCTCGGGCTGGTAGTTCTTCAGCATCTACATCGAGATTGGCATCTAGGCTGAGGTCTGGGGTTTCACCGGTGTCAGCACCGGATATATCTGCTCCAGGAAGGGGAGCGGCTCCTGCGGCGCCAGCATCTTGTCCGGGCACCACTGGGGCTTGGCCTGTGAGCACACCTTGTGCGGTTTCCAGCTGGGTCTTGGAACCCTGGAGACCCTGGATGAGACCTTGTAGTGCGGCTGTGCAATCATTGTTAAACTGTTGTGCTTGATCCATACCAAGATCGTTACGGATACTATCTACCAAAGCTGGCAGATCTTTGAACTGCATGGCTGAAACTTGTTCGATCATTTTTTGAACTTGGTCAACCATGTCTTGTGCAGCCAATACCACTTGAGCCTGTTGTATCTCGCTGGCTTCTTTGAGTCGGCGTGCTCGTTTGCCTTCCATGGCCGATGCCGTGGCTGTTTTCAACATCTGCTGTAGACGTGTGGCCTGCTGAGGATCTTTCATGGCAGCGCCAATGCCAGCGGCAAAACCTGCCATGGCTTTCTTTTGGGTCTGATCTAGAGTCTTGCCCAGGGCGGCCTGTGATACTGCGCGAGCCAAAGGATTGGCCTGCGTGCCAGTGGCAGAAGCAGCCTTGCGGATACCTCCCGACATAGCCTTGGCGTCGGCTTGTGCGGCGGCGGCTGCTTGTCGTGGATCCTGTTGTGCCATGGCCATACCGGGAGCGGCTCCCGGCTGTGATTCTTTGACACGGTCTTGAAGTCCACGCTCCATGACGATCAATTTCAAATAGGCAGGATTCTGTTCGCTACGATGAAAATCTGCTGTTGACCTATGTTCGCGGATCAATTGGCGCACACGCTTGAGCATGGTATGTGCTTGATGCGTGGTCAAACGATCAAATGAACCCTGATGACCAAAATAGTCTTCTAGGATCTTGGCACTATGCTGTGCCGTTGTTTTTGAGTCCAATTCTTGCAGTTTCATCTTTGAATCCTTTTTGTTGCCAGTATTTAGCCAGATTTACGCATTTGTCCAAGTGTTCTTGCAACCACTTCAAGCGTGAGTGGCTGTGTTGCAATCTGTCTTCCAGCACATATCTACGCTCGGTGTCTGTGGTGGTTTCTATCATGTGCCGGAAATATCTGATCTCATCTCTGCGGCGTTCTATTTCTTGATCAAACAGCGTGATCTCTTGTGTGAGGGTGAATTTGCCCAGTTTGTCGGCTATGCACCATGCCAGGGCCAATCGTGCAGAACTGGGGCAAGCGGCCAATGTGGCTCCACGATACACTTCGCAATACTGGGCCTGTTTGGCGATAGTATAGCGTCCAAATGCTTGATACCCATCGTTGAATGGCAATATTGAGTTGGGGTTGGCAAATACCTGTCTGGCTATGCGATCCAGCGTGGATTCCACGCGGTCTATGATTATTTGATCACGTATGTGGTGATCATCCAGCCCAGGCTGGCCAGCAGGAACCCGATTATTCCTATGCCCCACGATATGATCTGATCCGTGCGCTTTTGTGCCATGCTCTGCACCATGTCGTGCACCTCTCTGATGACCACTTCGGTGTGAGTCACTTTTTGCTCTACGTTTTCCAGTTTTTCTTCCAGGAACTTGTATCTCTCCGCGCACAGTTCCACGTGAGTTTCTAGGCTTTTCTTTTCGATGTCCGTGGTCGTGACCATGATCTTCCTTGGGTGATGATTTATTTATGGACTTAGGCATGATATATGATGTTGATTTTGTTGCCCTGTGTGATAATCCTGGGTTCGAGATTGGCTGTTTCTTCTAGATCAATGATCATGGGTGTGCTGTCACTGTCTTGTTTGAGCACCCAAAATTCGTCACCATCTACCAACCATTGCGCCTGCGGTTCTATCTCAAAATCAAAGTGCCAAGTGCGCTGATTGCCAAAGGGTCCTGTGTCCTGCACAGTGGGGTCGCTGACGTTGAACATTTGGGTGCGCAGTCCGATCAACTGCAACAGGGTGTCAAAATTCCTTTGTTGATTGCGTGCTCGTGCCAAGGCCGCTGGGTCTGCCATGGTCAGTCCGTTGCGACTCACATAAGGGAACTGTGCGGCTTTGACGTGTCCATTTATCCCAGTGGCAGTGACATCAAACAATGTATAGCATTCAATCTTTCGCATACTTGAGACTGTAGTATATCCGTAATTGATCCAACATTTCTTTCAGGGCCGGATCCTGTTTGGCACATCGTCTGATTTCACCCCAGAGTTTGTCTTCTTTCAAGGCAGCCAGTTTGTCCTGGGTTTCCTGATCAACGGATACTAACTCTCTATCCAGTTTGCCGGGATGCCTGCGATAGATAGTGTGTCCACCATCAGGACTTTCATACACATATTGTTGTTGATCTGCCATGCGGGTATTTAAGCCACAAAAAAACCCTAGTTAAAGAACTAGGGTTTCTTCTATACCAAAACTACAGATTAGGTTGTGAGTTTGAAACCAGCGTTTGTGGCTGAGTCTAACTGGAAACCTGTGTAGGTGATGTTGGCTGCTGACAAGAAAGCGGCAGCGTTTGCGAATGCGCCTGTAGGATATACAGCCACTGACAATGCTACGCCGTCAACTTGATACATAGCAACTGTGGATGTTTGCTGGATAGCCTGGATCACGTTTGCAACGTATTCTGCTACACCGCCTTCGCCGTTGATGCTGGTGTTAGCAACTGCACGGAAGAAGTCAAGTTTTGGACCTTGAGGCTGGACAGGAACACCGGCCAACGAAGTGGAAGGTGCGACTGGACCATTCTGTGTGTCTAGCGCGAATACTGGTTGCGAATCACCATTGGTGCGTGTAAATTGTGCCATTTTAAATCTCCTAATAAGTGGCCTTAGCGGGCCTACTTTTATTTATACCGAAATGATGAAATCGGGGGCTATCAGGCTAGATCAGGATTGTTGCGGGCAAAGTTGGCTTGGCTGAAACGCATGCGATCCACGTATTTCATGCCCTGGCCCACATAACCTTCGTGTCCGGGCTCGTCGTTGATGGATGCCTGCACATCATGTGCTTGGCTGTCTAACTGCCGCACCACTTGATTCTTCAAGGCACTGAGATCCAGAAATGTCTGGAACACAGCAGCCACGCCCTGTTTGTTGAGATTGGCCCACTCAAATATGCGCGGTGCCTTGGTGGGTTCTCGTTCCTGCACCCAAGGTCCAAATCCCTGGATCAAGTTATCATAACTGCCGGCACGCACACGG